CGCTTCCTTCCCCCAGAGGGGAGCCGTGGGCCCGAATACAAGCACGCTGAGCCAAGAACGCACCCAGATGGATGGGTTATGCCCAGATTGGAAACTAGCCGTCCTGCGGTCGTGTTGGGGTCCTTTGGGGAGCAGGCCGCTACTTGGCTGAGAGACGTTTACGGCATGGATCTGAGGGGCTGGCAACGGTACGCACTTGAGCGAGCACTCGAATACGACCAGGACAAACAACTTGTGTGGTCCACAGTCATAATCACGGTAGGGAGACAAAGCGGCAAGTCATGGCTATCGCGTGCGGTCTGTCTCTGGCGGATGCATCACCCTGATCTGTTCGGTGAGCCCCAGACAATTCTTCATGTGGCTAACCGACGCTCAACGGCGATGGAAGTTATGAGGCCCGCTGGAATATGGGCAACCGAGATTTATGGCAAAAGCGCAGTCAAGTGGGGTAACGAAAAGGCGGGGATCGAACTACCTAGCGGCGACCGTTGGCTACTTCATGCCGCTAATGACTCGGCTGGTGTCGGCTACTCGGTGTCAATGGTGTTTGTCGATGAGGCGTGGAAGGTTAAGCGGGAAGTGGTCGATGATGCTCTAGCTCCCACTATGGCGGAGCGAATGAACCCGCAGCTCTGGCTAGTGTCTACAGCTGGTGACAGTCTCTCGGATCTGATGCAAGCCTACCGGCAGCGGGCCCTCGACCGCCTGGAGTCAGACGACCCAGGCTCGGTGCTATTACTCGAATGGTCAGCACCCGCCGAGGCGGACCCCGACCTAGTAGAAACGTGGAAATGGGGCTCACCCGAATGGTCAGACAAGCGCGAAGCGTTCCTGAAACACCAGTGGACCAATATCGAGGAATCAGCGTGGAGGCGGGAATATCTCAACCAATGGGTGATCAGGGCAGATCATTGGCTCAAGGACTCATGGTGGAACGGCACGCTAGACCCCGATGTTCAACTTCCGACGGATCGAGTGTGGAGCGTGGCAGTCGAATCAGACTTTGACGGAATGGGGCACGCCGTGGCTATCGCCTGCCAAAACGATAACGACGAAGTGGTGATAAGAGTGACCACTCATAGGACGATTAAAGAGGCGGACGAACAATTAGCCAAGATCAGAGCCGAGCATCCACAGATCTATGTCCAAGTGACCCCTGGCTATGTGGACCGTTTGCGCGAAAGGTTCGACAGTCTCGTGGGCCAGCGTGAGGCAGTCGCCGCCACACAGACATTGCAAGACCTATTCGACCGTAAAAAGATCAGGCACGACGGCTCCCAAATCCTCCAGGAGCATTTTGCCAATTCGAATATCAGCAGGCGGCAAGGCGGTTGGGTCCTCACCGCACCCATGGGTCGAAGTGGAGTTTACGCAGCGCGGGCCGCCATGTTCGCAGTTTCGCAAGCGGCTAAAGCCCCGATGCCCGTCGCCATGATCAGATCAAGACGCCGCGCCTAATACCAATAATCCGATAAAAGGACTATGATATCCGCATGGTGTTCCCCCGAGCCCTGGCTATTGTGCGAGGCACTGAGGCTATTTCCCATAGCGTTACCGCTGACAGCGCGGCTAGTGCCTCGCCCAATGTCCGAGAATCAGCAGGACTAACGGCGTTACTCACTAACCAGTTGCAGTATTCCTCTACCAGGGCGAACGCAATGCAAGTCCCCGCTTTCGTTAATGCCCTGAAAACTTACAGCCACACCATTAGCGCTTTTGGTCTGCGCGAGTATCTGTACGACGAACCGATAGCGGCCCGCAGTTTCCTCAACTGCCCGTGCTCGGTGCTCCCATATTCCGCAGTCATGCAACGCACTATCAGCGACTTACTCATGTATGACCGTGCCTATTGGCGCATTACCGAACGGTCGTGGGACGGTTACCCCAGCACGATCCGCGTGATGCGCGTCGAGGATGTTATCGACACGCCCCCAGGTAACTCAGGCATAGATGACAACCAGTATCCACCGGCGGACCCGTTCTATTATCTTGGGTCAAAGATCCCGACTCGTGATGTGATCAAGTTCTATGGTGACGGTAACGGTGGCTGGCTACGCAACGGCGCAACAGCAATCAGCATTGCCAGCGCTCTCGAAGCCGCGAGCGTCATGTATTCCGAAACACCTATTCCCACAGTTGTGCTCAAGAACTCAGGCGCAGACCTACCAGCCGCACAGGTGGACGCACTGCTCGACGCATGGGAGGAAGCCCGCGCAAACCGTGGCACCGCATATCTCAACAACACAATAGACGCGCAGGCGATGGGCTTTAGTGCTCGCGACGTACAGCTTGTCGAGGGCAAGGCGGTCGCGAGCCTCGCTATCGCACGTTTGGCAAATTTGGATCCTATTTGGGTGGGTGCAGGTGTTCCAGGGTCAAGCCTGACCTATTCAAACCGAGTGGACCTATATCGCCAGTTGCTCGACACCGCTTTGCGCCCGATCATGCAACTTATCGAGCAGCGCCTATCTATGCCAGACATAACCCCGAGGGGACATTCTGTCCGCTTTGATACGACGGCGTTCCTACGCGGCAACCCAACAGAGTTGGCCGACCTCATAACGAAACTAGTCCCCCTTGGTGTTCTTACTGAGGATGAAGCGCGAGCAGTGCTCGACCTACCAACTTTAGGTGTCTATTCAATGACGATGGGAGTCCCACAATGAAAACAATGACAACAGATAGCCCAATCATTTTCGAGGAGCGCGAAGCAAGCGCAGAGGGCGATATCGTAGGCAAAGGCCACGGCCTCGCAGTTCCCTACGGCACAGAGACAGACCTCGGTGGTGTTCGTGAGTCGTTCGCCCCTGGCACATTCGATCCAGCAACCGTTATCGGCAAGCCGCTGGCCTACCGTCACGGTGAACCCGTTGGAATCATTACGGGCGCAGAGAATCGCGAGGACGGGCTCTATATTGATTTTGATATTGTGGACACCTCACTGGGCCGCGACGCGGCAGTGTTGGCCCGCACCAACTCAGTCAAAGGCCTGTCAATCGGGTTCAACCCTGTCAAGTCAGCATGGAACCGTGCGAAGGATGCAGTACAACACAGTGCAGCAACTTTGCTAGAGGTCAGCCTCACCCCATACCCTGCTTATGCCACCGCAGGCGTGAGCAGTATTAGAGAAAATCAAAAAGGAGAAACAATGTCCGAGACCATGGACTCGACCGAGCAGGTCTCGGTCGATCAAGAAGCACGAGAGGCAGTTGCCAACTTGCGCGAAACTGTCCAAGCAATCGAAGCCAAGGCGTTCGCTACCGAGGCAACGCACGAGTTGAGCAAGTTCCGCTCATTCGGCGAATACTCCAAAGCAGTGTTCTACGGTGAAGTTGAAAACCGCGCACTCGATGAGCAGACCCTCGCAGACGCACCAGGGCTCGTGCCTCCAATTTGGATGCGCGAGATCAAAGGCGTTCTAGATCGTGGTCGCCCTTGCATCACTGCACTTGGCGGACCTTCCAGCGCAGCAGGCGCAGGCATGTCAATCGCATGGCCTTATTTCGATGGTGACTTGAGTGCAATCGTCGCAGCACAGGCAGCCGAACTCGACGAGGTAAACTCGGTCGATATTGACATTAAAAAGGGCACAGCGAATCTCGCAACCTACGCAGCAGGCTCACGCCTGTCGATGCAGGTCATCGAGCGCACAGACCCCTCCTACCTCGACGCCCATAACCGCATTATGTTGGGCGCTTTCGGCACCGAAACTGACTACGCCTTCCAGGCAGCACTTTGGGCAAACGACACCGCTGGAGTCGATTACGACTTTAGTGCTGATACCACAGGCGCACTATTCCGCGAGGCAGTATTTGCAGCCGCCGTCGATGTCGAGTCAGCCACAGGCCAGCCAGCCGAGGTCGTATTCGTGTCCTCAGCAGTGTTCAAGAAAATCGGCGGATGGTCCACATTCATGCCAGACGTTTACAGCCCCAACAACGTGTCGGGCACATTCAACGCACGCACACTCAATATCTCAGTTGCTGGCCTGACAGTGGTCCTCGCTCGCGAGTTCGCCACCGATGACACCGAGTCCGCAATCGTCACAAACCGCGCAGCAATCGGATGGGCAGAGGATGGCCCACGCCTAGTCACTAACGAAGTTGCTGCCAACTTGGGCCGCGACGTAGCAATCTACGGTTACGCAGCAGCGACACCATTCGTGTCCGCTGGCATCGTCGGAATCTACGACCAGGCATAAGGCGACCAGGTAACCCGATCATGGCTCTATTGACAGGCCAAGAACTGGCCGACGCTCTCGACGTTGATTATGCCTCGCTTGAGGACATGCTCGACCAAGTAGCGGCTACGTCATGCGATCTAATCGGCTACCTAGTCACAGCGGCATCATTCGCGGCTGAACCCGCACCGATGAAAGAGGCCGCCGTCTCTATCGGTTCGGAAATCTTTCAAGCCCGCACAGCCTCAGGTGGAGAGGCGGTGGCTCTTGACTTCACTCCAGGGCCCCGCCTCTCGGTCTGGCTGACACGCCGAGTTATGGCATTGCTTGCGCCATATCTCGACATGAAGGGCGTAGTCGGATGACAGCTCTCAGCACCGAGTCACGGGAACTATTGCTAACCGCTTTTCAGGGCGCTGGCTATAGGGTCTATGACACAGTGCCAGCAGTACCGAAACCGCCCGCCATAGTAGTAAGCCCAGACTCGCCATGGATCAGGCCGAACCGTATCGGCTCGAATCTGAACTATGAGTGCCGCTGGAAAATCTTAATAGTTATATCACCGAGGCAAAATGCCGCTGCGACTCTCGACACAGAAAACGCAGTGGACACTATTCTCGGGCTAATCCCCTCAGCGTTCCAATGTCAAGGCGTGAACGCACCACAACTCCAAGACATAGGAGCGCAAGGCACAATCCTAACCACCGAGATAAACGTCTCGGCCTCAATGAAGGAGTAAGAAAATGGCAGTAGTCTCAGTCGCTGGGGCCGCGTTCACAGTTGATCTCGGCGCCACACAATACGAGGACCAGATCACCTCGGGCACAATCGACACGACACCAACAATCACCAGGACTAAAACCCTCAGCGATGTTGCTTTCGATCAGACAGATCTCAACTCGACCGTGTCGCTGGAGTTCCTGTACGACGAAAACTCAGGCATGTATGGCGCAATCCAAACCGCTATTGCGGCAGGGGCCAGCGTCGCAGTCGGTATCGACTCAGCAACAGGCGCATGGACTGGAGCAGCAATGCACATTGAATCGGCTAACACCTCGTTTGCCGCTGACGGTGTTGCAACCTGCTCGGTCTCATTCACCGGCACAGTCACGTTCGCTTAAGGGTAAGGGGGAGCCACCATGTATCCAGAATTGAAAATCGAACGCAAGAACCATGAGCCCATGACGGTGCAGACAGTCTCAGCGGACTTCATGCATTACGACGATCTAAACGGCGATAAGCGGGCTAACGAGCACGCAATGCGCTTGTGTATGGCTTACTATTATTGTGAGGGCAAGGACGCGCTGAACTTGAAAGAGGTGAAGGCGTGGGCTCGTGAGAATAATGTCCGAGTGGATATTGTGCGCGACGCAGTGGACCCTACCCAGACGGATCATATAGCCGACTAATTATTAGGCTGGCGATCCGTCTAGGCAGACCAATAGAGGAAGTTAAAAAGTACAAACCGCGAGAGATCGCCACTATCTTGGAGGTGTTGGACAGTGAGTAGCGTCTTTAGTTATTCAATCCAAAACCTCGAAAAGATACAGCGGGATATGAAAAAAATCCCCAAAGAGGCTAACGCCGAACTACGCAAAGCCTCCAGGCAGATCGCTAACGAACACATGGTGCCAGCATGGAAAGCCGCAGCGATCGAATACGCGGGACCATGGGGCGACAAAATCGCTAGCAGTGTCCGCTCAGGATCAGACCGAGTCCCCAAAGTACAGATCGGATACAAGCGCAAAGCGTTCTCGGGTGGGGCAAGTTCAATCGACGTCCGCTACCCATCCGACTCAGGGCAGGCCCGCAACTCACCCGCGCCATTCGAACGCACTAAATGGATCGCCAAAGCAAAATCGAAATACCAACCAGGGGCGAAAAAAGAATGGGACGGCGCAGTAGATGCAATCGTCACTAAATGGAAGATGATGTAATGGCAGTCGGCAAAACCTTAACGGTATTCCTCAACGCAGATCTGAAAAAGTTTAACGCTGGAATGGCTCAAGCCCAAGGCGGACTAAAGGGGTTCGCCGCTGGAATGAAAAACCTACTCGGCCCCGCCGCTATCGGTGCAGGTATCGCGATCGCTGGCCTAGCCACCAAAATGGCCGTCGATGGTGTACAGGCGGCTATGGCTAACGAGGAATCCTTAGTCAAACTTACCAACACTTTGGAAAACCTCGGCCTCGCGCACAACACGGAACAAATAGAGGCCTATATTTACCAACTTGAGCGAAGCCTCGGAGTGGCAGATACCGAGTTGCGGCCCGCTTACCAGAAGCTTGTTGTGGCTACGGGCAATGTTGAGGACGCCAATAAAGCGTTAGGCCTCGCCCTCGATGTCTCAGCCAGTTCAGGCAAAAGCCTAGAGCAAGTAACCGAGGCCCTGTCTAAAGCGTTCTCGGGTCAGATCGCTGGCCTGTCCAGACTAAATCTAGGTATAGACGCCGCCACGATACGCAGCGGCGATATGAACCTAATACTCCAGAAACTTGCGGACACTACGGCAGGCGCAGCAGCAGCCTCAGCCGACACGCTTACAGGTCGTATGCAGGTCCTACAGACCGCCGTTGATAACTTGGGTGAAGCGTTTGGTCAGGGTCTCGTTAATTCACTGAAAAAAGGCACTGACGGCACAACAGACGCAGTGAAAAGCATGGCAGAGCTGGAAGAAGGATTAACTTCTGCTGGAGAAGCTATTGCGGACACCGGTCTATCTATTGCTGGATTCCTAGTAGAAGCCAACAAAATAAATAATTCGGTTAATGATGCAGCTCGTGGAACTGGAGTCTTTAGCGGCAGATTAGATATCCTAATTAAAAATCTTAACCCAGTGCGAATGCTTACCGAAACTTTAGGAGATGCTTTTGGATTCTTATCTGATCAAACTGATGAAGCCGCAACTTCTATAGATAATGCTGCTGATTCAGCCTATAACGCGGTCCCAGGCTGGAATGCACTTTCTACGGCGATCAACACGGCCTCGATGCGGACAGATGAATATCTCCAGCGCAACGGCGTCAAACTTAAGTTAATCCGAGAGGAAAACCTCGGCTATCAGGATGCAGCCGCACGGCTTAACAATCTCAACAACTGGACCGCGACCGTAGACACTACGACCAAGAAACTCACAGGGTCTCGTGGTGCGGCTAGCGCAGCAACCAAGGAATTAACCAAGGATGAAAAGAAACTAATCCAAGCATATGAGGACGGGGAGACAGCCCTCGCTAAACGTGGAGACCAACTACTCGCGGAAATCGATAACCTCAACGCGGCCCGCGACGCTATCAAGGATTACACCACAGAAATGGCTGGCAATATCCTTTCAGGGATTAACCTCGGCACGGCTTATGAAGCCCAATTTAATGACCAGGGCGAAAAGACAGGGGCCAGCCTGCTCGAAGGGTTCAACGCCCAAATAGCACAGGCGGAATGGTTTGGAAACGTTCTAACAGCAATCAAGGCGCAAAAAGCCGACCAAGGCCTAATAGATCAAATTGCAAGCCTAGGGCCAGAGGTAGGTGGAGCACTCGGACAGCAAATGCTCGATGAAGGGCTCGTGCCGACTCTTTCGGAAAAATGGGTCTCAGTTAATGCGGCAGTTAATGAACTGGCTAAAGGCTTAATTCCAGAGGGCCTACTCGCTGGCGAACAAATGGCTATTTCAACGGTGCAAGGGCTAGCCGAGGGCATCCAAAAGGATCAAAAAAGCCTCACGAAATTGGGTAAGCAAGTGGGCAAAATCGTTGGGGCCAAGTTCAAAGCACAACTAGCCGACGACGTAGCAGAGGCTATCCGCAGCGTCGAGGCTCAAGCCACAGCTGCGCGGGCCGAGGCAATAGCCACCGCGCAAGCACAGCAGGCCGTTATTACTGACCAGGCAGTGGCCCAGGCAATCTCACAAATTATTACTAGGGGCGACCAGAGACTAGGCCAACTGACTAAACCGCTAGTGGCCTGACATGTCCCAGATAACAGAGATCACCCTAGGCGGAGACACACTCGATCTCACGACCGTCGAATATAACGTCGGTATCCAGCACGGGCGCCCTGACGTAACTTCCACGCCGCAATCAAGTAACGCCCAAATAACAATTAGGGGGCCTGTTGGGGTCGCGGCTGAAATCACGGACGAGTTAATAATCTCCGCCTATGGGCAGCGGCGTTTTACTGGCGAGATCTCCGACGTTACGATAACTCACTTATCCTCGGAGCCTCCAGTAGCCCTCACAACGATCATTGCCATGGGTTATTTATCGACCCTTGGCATGGTACAGGTCGGTGTCGAGGGATGGGATCAACAAACAGCAAGGCAACGAGTCGAGGAGATCCTCATCGCCACGGGCCTCCCGTACGCTAACGGCGCCACAACAGACATAACCTTCCACGCCCTAACTAGTGCTCACGCCGAACCGACCGATGCCCTCAGTTACCTAGCAGGCATAGCCGAATGGACAGGCGCCACATATTACGACGACCCCGACGGCCGCATAGTGTTCGAGTCATACGGTGCCAGAGGCATAACCACGTTCGCGGGTATCTGGGCTAATAATCTTTTATCTTGGGCAGATTATGAGCAGGCCTGGTCATCCTTCCCAGTGGATCGGTCCACCATAACGCTACCCTCCGATGCAGTCATATTCACACCAACATGGTCACGCACACGGCAAACAATCGTAAACGATGTCACAGTGCTAGGCCATGCCGCCTCAGGAGTGGGCCACGGCAATGACTGGGAAGTAAACCAGACAGACTCCGCCTCAATCGCCGCCTACGGTCGAAGGGCTTACAGGCTCCAAACTGAAATTAAAGATGAGGACGACGGCACGACGAGGGCAGGCAAAATTATCACCGCCCAGGCTAACCCGCTCTGGTCACTAGGCCAAATCTCCATCATCATGGAGCAACTCACGACCGAGGATCAAGCGATTATCTTGGGGTTACTTTCAGGCTCGACGGTGGCTATTCTTGATTTGCCACAGCCCGCACCATTGGGGCAATTCGTGGGAATTGTGGAGGGTTGGGGCGAGACTTACAGCAATGGGCAGCATATTCTTACGCTGTCAGTCAGCGACCCGCGCTACTCGTTCGAGACAATTACTTGGGCCGAGGTCGATCCAGCGCTAGAATGGACCGACATAGATCCAGCGGTGAAATGGTACGAGTTAATTAGCGGCAGCGACTTAGCGGCCTAAAGGGAGTAGATATGGCAGGCACGACACCGATATACGGTATTCCATACCCAGAGTCCTCGGACCTTGTGGCGAACTATCCAGCCCTCGGCGAAGGTCTCGCGGACAAACTTGAAGACAAACTACCCACACTCTCGGCAACAGCACCGACGAGTCCATCCGTGGGTCAAGTGTGGATCGACTCAACGGGCTCGCCTATAGGCAAAGTCTGGGACGGGTCAGCCTGGACAATTTTTAGCGGGGCCGGTAGTGCGAACTTTAGCGACACAGCTACCGGCACATATACCGACGGCGGCATAGACTACAAATACGTCACCTATACAGGATCTGGGACTTTAACGGTCACAACGGCGGGATTTGCTGACGTGCTCGTGGTCGGCGGTGGCGCGGGCGGTGGCACTTCTTTCGGTGGCGGCGGTGGCGCGGGCGGTTATCTTGCAATAACAAACGCGTATTTTGCTGTAGGCGTTCAAACGGTTGTAATTGGTGCGGGCGGTGCAGGTGCGGCACAAAATGCAACCTACCGACCGGCTGGATCTAATGGGATAGCATCCCAAGTTGCTAGTTATTACGGTGTTGGCGGTGGTGGCGCTGGCTCAGAGTTTGGCGGCTCAAGCGCAACCAAAGTTGGCTTCTCTGGCGGTAGCGGCGGCGGCGGGTCTCTTAATACTGCCGGCGGTGCAGGAACTTCTGGACAAGGTAACACTGGCGGCACGGGCGGTTCAACGTCTGGCGGTGGCGGCGGCGGTGCGGGCGCCGTTGGGTCTAACGGGTCAGGTTCTACTGGCGGTGCGGGCGGTGCAGGAACAAGCAGCAGCCTCGACAACGTAGCGACTACAAGGGCTGGCGGCGGCGGCGGTGGGTCTAATGGGATAGCCGGAGCCGGTGGCGCTGGCGGTGGTGGCGCTGGAACAAATAATAACGCAACTGGCACAGCAGGTACGGCCAACACGGGCGGCGGTGGCGGTGGAGGTGGTCAGTCAGGCGTGCCTGGCGGCGCAGGCGGCGCAGGCGGATCAGGTGTAGTAATAATAAGGGTGGTGGTTTAAGTGGCACACGCAGCAAAAATAGACAACGGCATTGTCCGTGAAGTAATCGTTGTGGACAACGACAAACTACCTGATGGTGGTGAGTTTAGCCCCGAGGTGGAGGCGGCACTCAACGAATACCTACACGCCTGCGGGCTTGACGGTGAGTACAAACTCACCTCATATAACAACAATTTTCGCGGCACTTACGCGGGCCAAGGCTACACATACGACCCCGCCCTCGACGAGTTTATTCCACCAACACAACCAGAGGAGACCCCCAGTGAGTGACGATGTCGAGATCGAAACAACAGACACAGACGATGCCCCTCAGAATATGGAGGCGGCTCCAGTCGCTAAAAAAGCCACGAAAAAAGCCGCTAAACCACAGGAGACCCAAAAGGCGAACAACACCGAGAGAGCCCGCGCAATTGTCCGAGCGAAACTCGCAGCAGCCCAAAGGCCTCCAGTCAATGACTATCGCTAGTGTTGAGGACCTCATACCGTTAGTCGTAATCGGGTCAGCGATCCTAGGTGGCGTGCTCTGGCTCATTCGGGCACAAGTTCACATGTCTAAAGAGTTCAAACCCAACGGCGGGGCCACTATGCGCGATAGTATGAACCGTATCGAAAAAGACATGCGAGAGGTTCGAGGACGCCTCGACCAACACATCGACACACACAACAAGGGGAACTAATGAGAATTCGCGTATGGCTTGCAAGCACTTGGGAAGGCTCCATCGTCAAGATCGCTGGAGGAGCCGCACTCGGCGCAATCCTCTCGTGGCTAATGACCGCTGATGTCCACCCGCTAATCGTGGCCCTCGGTGCGGCAGTAATCCCAGTCATTATCAACGCGCTAAACAATGAGGACCCACGCTACGGCTCAGTTAATTGGGACGAACTCGATGAGTAAGTTATGCAAAGGCGGAGTCACATTACGGGCCCAGGTAGATAAACGCTTTGATAAGCGTGATCGACGTTCCGACGGCTGGATCGGTGACTCGGCCCACAGCGCTAGAGCCTCGGATCACAACCCAGACGCCAAAGGCGTAGTGCGAGCCCTCGACATCGATGAGAATATGGGTAAGCCAGGTAAATGGCGCAACGGCAGGACGGCCCGCCTGCTCGCTGATCAGTTAGTGAAATACGCGGCCTCGAACGCTCCAGGCTCCCAGCGGGTTAAATATGTGGTGTATGAGGACCGCATCGCCTCGGGCACGCATGTCAGTTCGTGGTGGAAATGGCGCGGATCAGGCTACGGACACACACAACACATTCATATTAGTTTCACCCCGCTAGCCGACATGGACGGCTCAATCTTTCCACTACCGATCCTCACTAAATCACCATCCAAGAAACTCGCCTACCGTCGGTTAATCGCTAAACGACGCCGCTAGAGCCATGGAGTTCGAGTGCCCACTATGTGGGGATATCGAGACCACCCGAACCGATTACCCTAAACGGTTCGACCTACCCGACCCACTAATAATCGAGTGCAGGGAGTGTCAATAATGTTAGTAGAGATCGCAATCGCAGCCAGCATCGGTCTAACCCCAGTGCAGCCAGTAACAGCCCCCGATATCGGATACCAGGTATCGACATATCAAGGTAAATGGTATTCCGCTAAATGGGAGCCAGTACGCAAATGCATTATGCAGCGGGAATCCCGCCACAATTACAGGGCCAAGAATCGCAGCTCTAGCGCCTCGGGCGCCTACCAGTTCCTGGACTCTCAGTGGCGGGATAGTTTGGTCTGGATCTTGCGCCGAGACACGGCTAAACCCCACCGGTACAAACTGGAAAAACTGAGGGACATCCCCATAAGCAAATGGCCTAGGTTCTACCAAGATCAAGCCTTCTGGACGGTCTGGCGCAACGGTGCAGGGCGCCACCACTGGGCCCCGACACACCCAAACACACCAAACTGCTACTAAATGTCAGGGGATATGTATATATTAAGTCTCGGAGCGATACCAGCGGAGGGAAGCCGCACAACCTCTCACACATGAGATGAGGGGATCGCCTCCACTAACTCGGGAGGAAAAATGGAAGCACTATTTAACGACATTGACGGCATTAGAGTGGACCGTCCTGGGCACGGATGTACAGGGGATCTTTGCTCGTTCTGCCAATACTTGGACGGGCTGGAGATCGCGGCGCAACGCGAGCCTAAAGCAGACATCGACCCTAAATGGCAAATGCAAGCCACGTTTTACCGCAAGTCACTCGCTATTGGTCAGACATTCATAGCGGACGATCTCATAGCGGCTATCGGTAAACCACCAGGACACGCTAATCAGATAGGCTCACTGTTTAACTTTTGGGCTGGCGCTGGCTTCATCACGGCAGTCGGTTCGACACCATCGAAGCGTGAGGGTAACAACGGGCGCCGAGTGCAGATCTGGAGGCGTGACGTATGAGCGTTGATGTCGGCATGGTCGCGGTAATCGCAATCGGTTCGCTCGTTATCGGCCTAGTGTGGGGATACGTCGGAGGCAACAAATGAGCGGCTATAACCTTGACGGATACGTAACGGTCCCCGAACGGATCGCCCTATTCTACAAACGCTATCCAGAGGGCTCACTTCAAGCAGATCCGCCAGAATGGGCCGAGATCGAGGGCAAAAGGTTCCTAATCGTCAAAGCCTACGCATACCGCACGCCCGATGATCAACGTCCAGGCACAGGGCAAGCATGGGAAATAGTCCCAGGCACGACACCTTACACCAGGGGCTCGGAACTAATGAACGGTG